CAGCTGAATGGAACGCATTCGTCGAGATGCTGCAGCAGTTCCTTTACTTTCATGGATATCCTCCCCGGATAAATAAAAAAACCGTTTCCCCGGAAGGAAACGGCGATTTTAGTGGTGGGCCTACCTGATTTCGAAATGGAAAATATAATCCCTTATGGTAAGCCTCTCGCCGTTCAATATACGTCAAAAAAAATATACGGTATGGTATACGTCACTTTTTCCGCCACCAGGTTCAATACCTTTGCACCCAGGTATTATACATCATATCCTAGAATCCCTGCAGGATCTCGCGGGCTTCCTGGCTTTTCTGCCCCTTCAGGCGCTGCTGCAGCCGCTCGTAGGCAGTCCCCTTCTTCCGTTCTCTCAGCTCCCGGATGATGCGGTCAGGGGTGATTTTCAGCTCTTTCAAACGCTGCAGCGCTTTCGCGGCGTCCTTCGAGCTGCCGGATTCGCGGGCCCGAACGTACTCGTCGATGGCGTCCCGTTCCCGCTCCATCCGTTTCGCTTCCACGTAGTTTGCGGTCCGTACAGCATCCGATTCCACAGCCTCTCGTGTCGGCCGGAATCCCATCGCCCGGACAACCCGTTCCGATCCCTCGTATTTGAACTTCAGGCGTCCCCTCTTTTTATCCTCCACCTCGCCCAGGATAGCCTTTATTGGGTTCGACAGTCCCGGAGAAAGCGCCTCGATGGCGTTCAGCAGCGCGGCCGTTCCGTCCCCCTCCAGGCCGAACAGCTTCCCTGCCATGGTGGCCACAGGTCCTGCCATGCGAGCAATAGTCCCCGCAGTCGGTCCCAGGAGATCTGCTAATTCATTGGGGATCACGTCGCCCATACCCACGCGTTTTGAAATGTCGATCCCGGCGTTGCTCAACAGCCCGTACTGGATCGTCCGCCGCACCGGCTCAGGGATCCAGTCCTGCTTCGCCATCCATGCGTTCACTTCCGCCTGGGGGTCACGGCCGAACAGCGCCATAAAGAGAGATTTCAGCAGCTCCGCTCCAGGGAATCCCCACAGCCCCGAAAGAGCGATCATGGGGATCCAGAACCGTGCATTCTGGGCGAACCCGTTCAGCCCCGTCGCAAGTTCCAGCTGCTTTATCCCAAACTTCTTGAACTGGAAGATCACCTGTCCCAGGGGTCCGCTGCGCCTCAGAAAAGCCGGAGTATCGGCAACACTGTAGTCGAAGTTCGCCCGGTCGTTGATCTCCTTCGCGTAGGCGATGGCGTCTTTATGGTTTTTCCCTTCCCGGATGGCTTTTGTGTACGCCGCCAGCACCGTAGCCTTCCGGCACATGCCGTCCATATAGGCGAATGGTGCCATGGAGAGCTCCAGGAATCTTCCGACGGCCCCGTACATCTTCTCAGAGGCCTTGCTGTATCCCGCCCCAGCCGCCACGTTCAGGTTTTCGCTGACGCCCGTCTCCTCGTAGATCCTCGTCACCCGTTCTGAAGGGTTCCTCAGGTTTGCGAAATACTCCTGGATCCCCAGCCGCAGGTCGTTGTATCCCAGGAGCGCGGATGCGTTGATCAGCTGCGACAGGTTCATCATGGCCGATGCCATATTCAGGAACCCGAGCTTCGCCACGCCCATGCCCTTGGTGAACACGCTGGCCAGATATTCCGCAGGCCGGTCCCCGAACACCTGTTTCGAGATCTTGTACATCCCGGGGATCCTCTTGAACCACTCGTTCATCTGCGTGGATGCGTTCGACGGCACGCCCAGCACGTCGTTCAGGTAATCCTTCGTGTACTTCGCGATCCCATTGTATTCGTGCTTGAAATTTCCCCAGGTCTTCTCGAACAGTCCAAGCCCGCGATATTTCAGCTCATCCATTGCCAGGAACCTGGCGCTCTGGTTCACGTAATGCCGGAAGGCGAACCGCATGTCCTGGTCCCATCCCTTGATCCCCAGGCGCTCGTGGCTGAAGGCGAAGATCCGGTTCTTGAAGGCTCCCTTGTCCTTCCCCTTCAGGAACGTCTCCGCTTCATCGGGAGTGAAGGTGAAGGCCTCCTCCATGGTCGTGCTGAACTTCAGCAGCTTCCTGTCGTTCAATGCCGATGCATTGTAGGCGCTCGATCCGGAGAAGTCGTTCGGCTTCGAGGCGATATCCACCTTGCCGCCGGGGTGTTTTTTCTCCACGCTTCTGGCCAGCTCCACCGCTTCCTGCAGGCTTCGTGCCGTGTCCACGATGCGGCCGTCGAGGCGCACGAAAAACCCGTGGAAAATATGGGGCACGTACCCTTCCCGCCACCCCATGACCGTGGTGCCGCTTTCCCTCTGCCGCTGCCGCACCGCACGGCCCACACGGTCGGAAAGGTCCCGTATCAGCCGGTACCCCTTCCGCACCTTTTCGTCCAGGCCCCGTGCCGTCAACTGCTCGTCGGTTAACGTCCTGCCCCGAAGGTCGCCCTCGATAAGAATCTCATTTAGAGCCTGGCTCTGATCGTCCGACAGGTCCCCCCATGCCTTGTCCAGGATAGCGTTGAAATCCCGCCGCAGCGTTTCTTGGAGCTCCTGGGCCTCCTTCGCCATAGTGAAGAACGGAGTGAACAGCTTGTTCTTCTTCGCCAGCAGTGACGGCGACGTCAGCGTATAGATCGGGTTCAGGTACGTCTCGTCCTTCGTGTTCTCCGACAGCAGGTTCCCTTCCCGGTCGTACCGCTCCCGGTTCTTCGGGTCACTGGGGCCTTTCCCGCCTCCGCGCTTCTTCGTCTCCGGAGTGAAGAAATCATCGATCTCCCGCACTGCGGAGGAAAATCCTTCTGTGCTCCAGGGGCCTTCCGAGAAGATATTATCGATGTCGGCTTCTGTGATATTCTCTCCTTCACCCGGCCATGGAGTTTCGTTTACCGCAGCAGCCCGGTTCCTGGTCCCGAAGACATCTTCTATATCCTGTTCCGAAATGGGGCTTCCTTCATCCGGCCATGGATTCTCCGGGGCATTTGAAAGTTTCCTCGCCTGCTCTGTTTCCTCGGCCTTGTGAGTCAGCGCCTGCTGCTGCTTTGTCTTTTTCTTTTCCGAGGACTGGAAAATTTTCTCTTCAGGGGATAAAATATCATCAGTTTCTTCCCCCGCTCCCTCCTTGGACTGAAAACGTGTAGGTTCAGGGAGAGTAGTTTTTGAGGAATCGTACACTTCCTCATTAACACCGGGGGAATTTTCATTTCCGTCCCAATCTTTCCATCCCGTCAACAGCCAGGTGTTTTTTTCTCCCATCCGATACAGAGACAATACGGCTGAGTACCCGTCCTTTGAGATAGTCACCCGTATCCCTTTTTCTGGACCTTCTGTTTTAGTTATATTCCCAAGGCCGATGACATCAACCATTTTTCTGGCTGTTTCTTCGCCGTTAAAACCTTCCGAATTTCTTTTCGCTATGATATGGGAAACACCGCTGCCGCCCTTAAAAGTGCTTCCTGTTCCGGGGGTCCCCCAATAGAAGGAAACAGATCCTATATCATCTCGAACCATAGCGTCCATCACGTCAGCATGATCCCGAATAACCTTTTCCATGCCGCGTTTTCCGCTGGCAATGTTTTCTGAAACGCTGCGGAAAACCTTTTGTCCGGATTCATCCCATCTCTGGAACAGCTCCATCTCGTTCAGCGTCACCACAGTTTGGTTCCCGTTTCTCGTAACAGACACATTCTCAGCGGTTCCTGCCTGCGCCGCAGAACTCTCTCCGCCCACCATCCGGTCCATCACTTCCCGGGCTTCCTTCGAAAGCTTGAAATTCGGGTCACCGGCCAGCTTCCCGTACACGTCCGCCAGCCATGTCTTGAACCGCTCGAACACAGCCTGCAGCCCGGCATTCGGAGCCTTCCCGTCGGAAAGATACCGTTCGAATCCATGGGCGAACATCTCATACCCTGCGATCATCACGATCTGCGTCGTCTCCGCGTCCGCCTTCCCGGAGAGCGCGTCCCGCACCAGCTGCGCCCCGTTTTTCCCGGCGAAGAGAGCGGCCTGCTCCGCAGTGAACGTCCCGTACTTGTTCGCCCGGATCCATACCGCCAGCCAGCCAGCTTCCTTTATCCACCAGTTCAGTATTGCCGTGGCATCCCGGATAGCATCTTTGATCCCATTTTTCGCCTGGTTGTAAAGGTCTTGAAGGAAAAGATGCCCGAATTCATGCACCAGGGTGCTCCGGTCCATCGTCTTCCCCAGGGTGATCGTCACTCCGCTTTTCCCGAACAGTGTCGATCCCCTGGTCGTGATCTCATCGGCCACAGGTCCCTGCGAAGAGGAATCCGACGTCTCCCCGGTTCCCTGAAAAAGCTCCCTCTCCGACACGCTCCAGGGCGTGCCGAAATCCCACAGAGCCTGCCGGTTCGGCTTCAGCAGTACATCGTTCAGGTCTGCGTTATGCCGCATAAGCCACTCGCTTTTCAGCATGGCCGCCATAGCGTCGTTCGGCAGGCGGTTTTTCTTATCCCTCACGTTCCGGAACCACGACGTCAGTCGCGCCTCCGCCTCTCCGCCGATCCTCCGGTACGCGTCAAAGATCGTCTGTCTGCTGGGATTGAATTCCTTCTCATCAGGGGAATACCCGAGTCTATTCAGTTCGTTCCGGGCCGCTTCCCGCTCCTCCTCCGTCAGGTCCGGGTCGTCTTTCCTGTCCCACAGAGCCTGCATCCGAGCCTGAACCATCTGCATATTCCCGCCGCGATTGAACCCCTCGGCCCCCTGGATCGAATGCTGGATCTCGTGAAGCAGCGTTTCGAGAAGTTCGTCATCCCGTGCCGGTATTTTTTCGTTGTTCAGGGAATTCGTCCCAAGCTCCATCGAAAGCGGGTAATTTCCTTCCTGGTACGAGCCTCCAGCGCGATTGATGTTTACGCTGACCTTCATGTCTTTCAGGTGCGGATAGGCCGCGTAGAGGTCAGGATGGTCCAGAAGGTCCGAAACTTTTACGTCCTGCTTTGTCACCGCAGCCAGCTTCAGCTTGGCAGCGGCGTTCTTGTAGGCCGGAGTGATCGACGCCTTCGAATCGTCGATCACGTACCGCCACTCGCCGTCGGGGCCTTTGAACCAGCCCGTCTCCGCGTAAATATCGCGGGCGTTCCGCTTCCCGGCCCGCTCCATCTGCTTCGCGCGTTCCAGGGCACGTCTGGGAGCCGTCTTCGAATTCACCCCCGCGTTCTGCTTCAGCTCCAGGGAGGTATCGCCTTCAATATAGGGGTTGCCTTCAGAATCCTTGACGCCTTCGAGAAATGGGCCTAAAATAATCTCAAAAGTATCCGGCGTGTGACTGTTTAAAGGTTGATCTTTCAGACCCTTGCGGTGCCGACGTTCGGATACTTTTTCTATTATCCTGGCATCGTAGGCTCGATATATTCCTTCAATACTGGTTTCAAAATGACCGGCAAGTTCTTTTACTGTTAACTTTACTTTGTACATAGCCTTGGGATCATTGCTTATCTTCGATGGAACAAAAAACCTATGGATCTTGTCTACGTATCCCTTCTGCTTCTGATCCTCGTGAGATTCCACAAGCCGCGCATGCTGAATGATCTTCGGCAGCTCGGCAAGGATGTTCATACTTGTGGCCAGATCTACTTCGTTGTTCTTTACTGCGCTGGCGATAGCATGTGATACGTTTTTGTTCGAGAGATTGATGTTCCATCCTGTATCTTCGTTTTGATACTTTCCGGAAACAGATTTTATAAAATCCACACGCCTCTTGCCTGATCGAAGCTCCAAAGCCTGTTCAGCCGTAAACCTCGGCTGCGCTACGAAGCCGGTCATCGTGCTCTCCGAATCCACTCCATCGTTCAGGGGCTGATCCAGTTTTGTCCCTTCGTCGGAAGCCTCGAATTCCGGCCTCCCGTTCACGATCTTCAGGTTCTGGCTGTCCAGCCATTCATCCGCAGAGATGCCCTGCCGCTTCCCTGCCTGCTCCGCCATGGCTGCGAACAGCGTCGAATAAGCCTCGATCTCTTCGGAGCCCATCACTTTGCCCTGCTCGCCGCCCTGGGCGGCGATGCCCTCGAGCTGTGACCGGATCCGTCCCTTTACCCGTTTCCTGGGCGTGGAAGTATCTTCAGTCGAAATGGAAGTATCTCCAGTCGGAATGGAAGTATCCGCAGCGGAAGTATTTCTTCCCCGCCGTTCGCCCGGCAGCACGATCCCGCCGCCAGCCCCGCCTGTGGGGCCGTTCTCATCCGTGTCGATAATGGAGATCTCACGATTCCCGATCCGGATCGTTCCGGCCTTTTTCTCTTCGGTCGTTGTCTCAGTTTGTGTTTCAGGTGGAGCTGCCAGCACCTGGTCGGCCGCTTCGCTGATGGGCATCGATGGTTCCGCCGTTTGTCCAGGGGCTTTTTCTTCTCCAGCTTCCGCCGCAGGTTCTTCCGCAGTTTCCGCGCTAACAGGGGCCCAGAGAGGCGTATCCTTCTCCGGCATCATCTCGTCCTTCAGCAGCGACGTCAGCCGTTCCGCCTCGTCGTATTTCCCGGTGTCCCACAGGTCCATCGCCTTTCGCAGCCGCAGCACCTGTTTCTTCATCGCCGACGACATGTTGTCCCAGTTCAGTTCTGGGGCCGCGCCCTTGATGTGCGGACCGGGCCCGAGATACGAACTGAAGATCTTCTCCCGCAGATCCAGAAGTTTTTGCCGGACCCTCTCCTGTGAAGGGAGCGGTGCCCCGTCGGCCTGTGCCGCCTCTCCGGAGACAGGAGGAGGAGTCGGCGGTGTCCCGGGCTTTCCTCCGTCGGACTCTGCAGTGTCCTCCTGGCTGCCCAGGAGCACGTTCGCCCCGCCGCGAATCCCGCGCCCCACAAGACCGTACAGCAGGGATGCCAGAGCTTCGGATCCGGCAGCCTCCTTTATCTTTTTCCAGTCCAGATCCTGACCGGCCGCCTGCTGCTGGTAGGCCTCCTGGGACCCGCCTTCCACACCCTCGGGCAGTGATTGCCCCACGTAGGGAATTCCGCGCTCCAGAAGCGCCTTGCCCGCCTTCGCGAGCAGTCCCTTTCCGCCGATCTTCGCAGCAAGAGCCTTCAGCGGCTTCCCCATTCCGAAGAGCAGTACGTCACCCAGGGGGTTCGAAGCTAACAGCGTCCCAAAATTTCTCCGCTGCACGAAATCTACCGCAGCCTGTATTTCTTCAGGAGACTTTCCGGCTCTCAGCGCCGTCATGAAGGCCTCTCCGCCTTCGTAATCGGATTCCGTTGCGGTGTTCACCAGAGATCCCATCAATCCCAGCGCCGGTCCCCCGAGCGCCCAGAGCATGCCGGTGCGCAGCGCCGCCTCCACCGTCATGCCGGAGCTTTCAATGGTCTGCAGGATGGCCGCACCGAACTTGTTGTCCGGAAGGTCGTATTTCACTTTGCCCTTCTCCGCCGCTTCCCACAGGCGCTTCGCGTTTTCCTTCAGCTCGTCCACGCGGTAATCGAAGCTTTTCTCCAGACCGGCCGCCTTCTCCGTGTCTCCCCGGTCCTTGGCCGCCATCTGCCGGAGCATGACCGCCTCCTCCACGGGTGTCATGGGCGCGATCCCCGACCGGTTCACGGCCACGACCCCTCCGGGAGTGTTCTCCCTTTTAGCCTGCTCCAGCTGGAACGCCCGCATGGCCTCCGTGTTCCCCTTCGCTTCCTGGAGGTTCCAGTAGGCGTTCTGGGCCGCCGCCCCGATATGGAGAGGATCCCGAGCCTCAGGAGGCACGTTCAGGTTCAGCGCCATATTGTTCCCGTGCTCCGCCTTGTCGATCACTGGCACGGAAATAGTCTGAGGTGCTGTTTCCGGACTGCTCAGCCCCATCACCAGGTCGAACTTCTCGCTCGGAGACAATTCGGAAATATTCTGTGGCGGCTGAGGGGCTCCTGTGGTAAGAGGAGCATTGTCCTGGAATGCCTGGGAAACAGCAGGAAGAGGAGGCAGCCGTCCGGCAGACACGGATGGTGCCGCTGCCGCTGCCGTCAGATTCAGCGCCATGTTGTTCCCGTGCTCCGACTTGTCGATCACGGCAACGGCAGCTTCCTGTGCCTTCGGAGCTTCCGCAGGACCGGTCTCGCCGGGGACAGCGCCGCCGCCCATCACGTAATCGAATTTCTCTCCGGGCGACATCTTTGAAAAATCAATAGCAGGAGGATCGGGTACCTTTCCCCCAGCCATGATGTAGTCGAATTTTTCGCCGGGGGTCATCTCCAGCAAAGATTTCTGTGCTGCAGGCATATGTTTCCCTCCTCTATTGAAAAAAAGTGGTTAGTATCCTTTTTTCGCGGCTTCGGCATCAATCATCTCATCGGTCATGCCAATAGCCTTCATGGCCGCCCGCTTTTCGGGACTGACCTTTCCCGATCCCGTCAGCACAGCCATTGCGTTGGCCGCAGCCGCCGCCGTATCGGCAGGCGTCATCTCGTCAATCCCAAGGGGATACAGCTTCGATATCGCGCCGATGATCTCCACTGCTTCCTTCCTCGCCGGATCTGTCTCCGGAGCGCCCTTTAGGCCTGTCGGTTCCGTTTTCCCTGTAGCCTTGTCGATCCGCCACTGGTCGCCCTTCGCGTCGGTGAAGAGCGTCCATTGAGCCTTCGACGTGTCTGGGGCCAGCTTCACACCCTGCACAGGAGCAGCCTCGCCCGTTACAGGGTTCACCCGGTACAGCACTCCGTCAGCTCCTTCTTTCGTAATCCACCGTCCCTGAGAGTTCCCCCGCTGCGTCATGGCGGTCCGTCCTGTGGCCGCCCGCTCCTTCATAAGGTCCGTCGGGTTGATCCCCTTCTTATAGGTCGTCAGATCCGCTTTCCCCGTCACCGGGTCGAACCCGCCCGCCATCTGCCGGTCGTCAAGGTCCAGCTTCTCGAACGATTTGTTCGGGAAGGCGTATTCGAAGATCTCCTTCGGGTTGTATCCGTTCGCCTGGAGGATGGCTCCCACCTGGGCGAGGGTGTTCGGATCGTTCCGGAGGTCCCCTCCGGAGGGGATCAGCTCCCGCACCTTCTTCTCCGCCGCCGCCTGCTGCTGCGCCTTCCTCTGGGGCTCGTACGAAGCGTTTACAGATTCGGCCATCTTCAGTATGTTCTCGAATCCCACCCTCGGGGCCTGCTTCACTCCAAGACCACGGGAGATGATGTCCGCCTGGGTGGGGATCTGTGGCTGCCCCCCGGCGAGGAGGGACCCGTACATCTGCTCCGGAGAGACCGTCTCCGGCACGTAGGGTGTCCCCGTCCCCGTCATCGCCTCCGACGCCCTGGAGGCTACAGCTCCGGGCGCAAGATCGTAGAGCGTCGGAGCCTGACCTCCGGCCTGCTGCCCCTGGGCGGCCGCCATGGCGTCATACACGGCCTTCTGGGCCGCGAAGTCCTGGGCGGTTTTTGTCCGCTCCAGCCCCGCGTTCAGCTGCCCTCCCAGATACGAGATCGCGATATTTTGCAGCGCCTGGATCCACGGGTTCTGCTGCCTCGGCACGTAAATGGTCGCCATCGCGCTCTACCCCATAAACCGGCGCAGCGATGTGCTGAAAGGGTCAGTCCCGAATCCCGGCATTACGGGATCCGCCTTCACCCCTGTTGCAGCTCCCGCCGCGCCGCCCAGCAAATTCCCGGCCATTCCGGGGATCACAGATTTCATCGCTCCCTGCGCTCCGCCGCTCATCGCCCCGCCCAGGGCGTTTCCGATCATGCCGCCCACGGGACCGGCCACCGCAGTGCCGATAGGCCCGAGGGCAAGCCCCAGGGCATCCCATAACGTAAAGTTGTTTTGACGTGGTACATTGATCACTGCCATGGATCTCGCCTCACTTTCCGCCGCCCTGCTCGACTACCGTGTCGGGCAGCTGGGCGATCCTCAGGTCGTTGAACAGCTTGTACAGTGACGTCCCCGGAGCCAGGAGCGACGCCCCGCCCGCAGCGCCCTGAGCCAGGGAACCCGACATGTCCCCGTAAGCCTTTCCGGCCGTAATGGCCGCCTCTTGGGGCTTGTATGCTGTTCCCGCAAGAAATTGTGCGCTGTTGAGATAATTCTGGGCGAAAGCGTTCGACGCCTGCCGGGAAATATCCCGGAGCCCCGTATTCATGCCTGTGCTGCCGATAGTCCCCGTCGCCCCTAGCCGACTCACCATCGATCCCAGGCTGTTGTTCGCGTTCTCGTTGATCGCCTTCGAGAAGTTCTCCACGTACCCTGCGGGCAATTGCCCCGCCTGAAGCTGCCCCATCAGGGCGTCACCCTGCCCCTGGTATTGCGGCAGCTTCGAGTACCCCTGCTCCATCCGGTCCTGGTAGCCCAGGATGCGCTTCATGTAATCCGGCAGCCGCCCGATCAGGTCCTGGGCCCCTCCCGTGATCCCCTCGCGCAGGAGGCGTTCGTACTCCTGTTCAGCCGGGAGCTCCTTCGGCACCTGCGTCACCTTTGTATCCGGTCCGCTTCCCATCTACTTCACCTCCCGCTCCATAATGAAGCCGCGAATTTTCGCCTTGTAGCGCCTCATGAAAAATTTCGGCCTCTTCGTAAAGGAAACGATCTTTTTGCATCCCAGACGGTGTGCTTCTTCCAGGACCCTCCGTTCCCAGAAGAGCCCGTCTCCGGCCACCTTCCCAAGATGGAGGTCCGTATCCTCGGCAGTCAGCCACCAGCTCATGAACCCCTTCTCCGGGTCGAATTCGATGTTTTCAAGGTGATTGAACCGGGCCTTCGCCCCAGTCTTCGCCTCGTAAAATTCCACCCATTCCACCAGGGATCCTCCCACCGGCGGCTTCATTCCCCGGGTCATTTCTCCTCCTTGAGGTTGTATTGCTCTAGGATCTCCTCGTACCGTTTCGCGTGGTATTCAGGATCGCTTTTTTTCACCTGGTTCTCTTCCTCTTCCGGCACGGCTGCAGCCTCCTGTTTTTTCACCAGCTTCACGGTCACCGGAGGCTCCTCTTTTTTCTTCTTCCCGAGCTTCGTGATTTCCGAACCGTCCCAGGCTTTTTTCGCGAACAGCCCCAAAATTATGGTCCCGGCCAGGTCCGTGTAATACTCCGGCAGTTCAAGCACCGGCAGCTTCATCCCCAGCCCCATGAGCAGCGGTGCGACAATGTGATTGAACGCCACCACTGCGCTTAAAAGCCACAAAATGCACGGGATCGCCCCCGCCACGAAGGGGCTGTGATTCGACAGCCATGACTGCTGCACCTTCAGCCGCTCGATGTCGGCCTGGACGTCGAGCTTTTCCAGTTCGTATTGAAGCTCCGTTGCCTGGTTCGGGTTTTGGATCACCTTGCCGATGATACTTTCCAGCGCCGGTACTATTTCAAGGATATTCACTTCTTCACCCCCAGAAGGTACGTGATCACGGACACAAGAACCCCTGTCCCAACGATCCACACGCCGTTGCGGACTGCAGATCCTATGAACATGCTCCACCAGTCGTCGTGTGTGGAATCCGGATGCTCCATCCGATGGCGTCCGTATTTCACCACCGGCTCCCGTTCGAGGCACCTGCGCTCGATTCCGTAGATGCTCTCCTGATGTCTGTCGAGCACCGTCTCGATCTTCAGGATCTTCCCCTCGGCAATCTCGATCCGCTGTGACTGGAGCGCCTGCGTCGTCGCTATGTTCGCCAGCTGTTTCAGCGTCTCTTTTATCTCCGATATGTCCCTGCTCAGTGTCTGCAGCGCTACGCTTTGGGAATCGATGCAGTCCACCCCCTGACGGTATTGGACTGGGGTATCCTCACGTCCACGTGGACCACGTTGTCGTCCACCTTGTACGCGTACCCCACATAGATCCGGTCATCGATCACCAGCTTCCGGATAAAGGTGATCAGCCTGTCCGAGTCCCATCCGGGGATGCGGATATCCGCAGCCTCGCAGCTCAGGTGGCGCGACCTCATCGCTCCGCCGACCTTCTTGTTGTGCTCCCTGCACCTGCATCCGGACGTGACGTAGATCGGTATGTCGGTTTCGTTCATGGACATCCGGTTCGCATGGTCACGAATCTTCTGCAGCGTGGCAAGGAGCAGCGGGTTCTCCTTGAAGAACCCGCAACCGCACTTGCACTCGAATTCCTTCCTCGAGAAATCCCTCGTCAGGTCTCCCATGGGACTACTCCTTCATGATGATCCCGATGACGGAGTCAGCTCCTCCGGACAGGATCCCTTCGACTTCAGGAGTGTCCTCCCCTCCGGAGAGTTCCCCTGTCTGCACGTTCAGCAGCGGCAGCGTGCCGTTCACGGTCTGCTTGTCGGGCTCGTCGAATGCGACCGGCGGAGATGCCGTCCAGGTGGAATCCGCCTCGACAGTAAGCCCGGCTATATGATCGGCGTACAGCGGGCAGGTAACCGTCCGCAGGATCGCCTGTATGGCGGCAGCCGTGTTGTTGCCCGGAGTTGTATTCGCAAGCTTCAGCGTCACGTTGGGCAACCCTTCGATCAATTCACCCTCGGCTATTGCAAGCGCATCGGAGGTGTTCACCTCGATCGTGCCGAGAAGGTTGTGGAGCACGGCCTGCCCGTCGGTTCCGACAGCCCCGGACGTGATGGTGAGCACACCAAGGCTTGTGTACGTTTCACCGTCAACATCGTAGAGAGTCACTGTGCTGACAGCCTTTGTACCCGCAGGAGGAGAAGCGTCGTATGCCGCGTTGCCAGTCACCGTCATGGCCGATATGTCGTATTCTCCCGCTGTCGCCAGCGCCCGCACAGCAGTCTCGATCGCAGTGTCGGCGTTCTTCTCCCGTGTAGTGGTCGCCAGCTTGATGAGTATCTGGTCCGTCTCTGCCGGGTTCGTCACGGAGAGTGTGTCGGTGGTATTATTCTCGACGCGGATGGTCACTCCGTTCCCGTCGATTCCTCCGTGCCCCGCAGTGAACGTCAGGCTCCTGTCGTTCTCCATGTCGAGGACGGACGCCGCCTTCACCCCGACGGGAGGGGCAGCCGTGTACTCGTCCGACGCCACGACCGTCAGCGCAGATACATCCACGTCGTCCACCGTGCCGAGCGCCTGGATGGCGGCCTGTATCAGTGCTGCCGTGTTCTTCGACGCAGTTGTGTCCGCCAGCAGAACGGTCACCGATCTCCCCTCTGCGGATGCCGACAGTGTATCCTCGTCGTCCGTCTGGAAGATAAAGACCAGACCGTCGCCACGGGTGCCCTTCACGCCGGACGTGATGGTCAGCGTCTTGTCCTCCCCGAAGTCCACGGTCGCCGATGATGCCGTCTCGCCGAGCTGTACCGTAGGCGACGCGCTCGTCCCGCTCCTCACCTTCAGCGCCCGGAACGGGGCGAGCGAGAGCGCGATGCTGTCGAGAGAGGTGATTGCTCCGGGGGTCACTGTCGCGCTTACCTCGAGGCCGCTGGCGTCGTATAGGTTCTTCGTGTTGAAATCCACGTCCCCGCCCTGGAACGTGATGGTCGTGCCTGTGAAGCTGTCCGGCACATCGATCGCCAGGAACTTCGTCTTCCACTGCGAGATTGCGGATGAAAGGGACTCGCCGCCCTTGATCACTGCTGTCTGCATCCTACATTCCCCCTTCTATTCATATGTCCTCCGGAATCTCTCCCGGCTCCGACAGCTCTCCCCACCAACCGTCAGGCAGGGCATCGTGAAACTCGACTGCACCTGATGCTATCTCGTCTGCCCAGTAGCTGGACATCTGTTCAATCTCTTCCTCAGAAAAAGGATGGCACACGGCGCACCGTCCGTCATCCGCTACCGCAGGGGAGGTGAGGTTGACAGGGTGCATGCCCGTGTATTCCCCGTCCTGATACTGTGGGGATTGGTACAACCACAGTCCGCTGTCGAGCACCACCAGACCGTCGAGTCCCTGCGGAGTCATCTGGCCTACACAACTATTGAACGTCTCCCTGTTTGCGAACGTCACGATCACGGGCAATCACCTCCTCGATGCGCCGTTTCGTGTCGGCGATTCTGGCCTTCTTGGTGAGGGGACGCTTCCATTTTTCTAACGCTTTGGGGCTTGCTGTCACTGGGATTTTCATATCGTCACCCCTCTGGGAGCGAGAGTCCGCTTTGCCCATGCATACGCCTGTGCGAATTCTCCGTCAGTCAGCGGACGGTCCCATGACAGGACGAGGTAGATATCGCCTTTTGCTCTTGTTAAGCTTATAGAATAGATTCCATATCCAATATGCGTGAATTTATAGTTATTGTCAGTCCACCCTCCGGCTATGCTCCTGAAAGCACTTTTTACTCCAGCCAGATATAAAGAGACTTCGACTGTTGCACTCAAGACATCCTGTTTTGCACCGACACACAAAATCTGGTCATTAAATGCGCCCCCCATGCTAAGGGCGAACTCGCCCATCCCTGGGATAGAATAGCCCACTCGTATGTCCTGATTATCATATGAGTACGTGAGTGCCGCTCTTCTATTGGCACTTCCAAGCACAGCGTAGTAACCGGTCTCGTCAGGTGCTGTCTTGAAAACCACCATTACACTGTTCCCGTTCTGCGTGTTCCACGGCATTGGGTTCCACACTATGGGGACCACATCATCCACCCCGTCGAACTTCAGGCTGTTCCCCGTCCACGCAGGGTCATCCGTGGATGCGCTCGTTGTCGCACCCAGCGTGCCGTGGTTGCCGAGGCCGGAGTAGTCGGTGAGGGTCTGGGCCTCGCCAGTTGTGTTCACCTGTCTCCACGGGTCGTACCACGCCACAAGCCCCCTGCGCAGGGACGGGGGAAGTCCCCCGCCGCCTGCCGAGGACATCAGTAGAAGATCGCTCATGTCATCACCCCTATGTGGCGGCGCCGATCACGCCGACGCAGAAGTTGGATATCTGAAAGTTCTGGACCCCACGCATGTATACCTTCAGGAGCTTCTCCCCGGCAGACGAGAAGTAAACCATCTTCCCGTTGAGACCGGCCGCCTTCGCCCCGACATCTTCGTAGGCGTAAATTGGATTTTCCTGCTCCGTGTATCCGGTGATGGTCCTCGTCCTCGCCTTCTCCTCGACGTACGCACCCGCATTGGTCCCGATCACCATCGTGGCGTCCATGGTGATCTTCACCGTGTCGTAGATCTCCTCCGCTCCACCCCATGCCACCACGTTGTATCCGCACCCGAAGGAGTAGACCCCCGCAGACGGGATGGTGATGCTGAACGTCTTTACAAGGGTGTACGTCGAAATGTCCGTGGCCGCCAGTGTGTGCCCGGCGAAGTTCTCGTAGAAGGCGAACGCGTTGCTCGTCTCGCCCTCGGGGAATGTGAAGCTCAGCTCGTGAGTGTGCCCTCCGCCCTCAGGGAACTCGTTCGTCGTCTCGAGGGTGCAGGTCAGCGGAGTCTCCATGGCGATGGTGACGCTGTCCACCTCGGGATCCTCCGACACGATCTCCAGTCCGTCCCCCGCCAGCACGTTCGACCCGAAGTCCAGCGCTCCAGTCGGCAGTTTCCCGTTCTCGTCGGTAATGAGGATGACGTGCGCGGCAGGCTCAAGCGACGTGTCGTATCCGTCCACCTTGTCCGCATTCACAATGGGGGGATACCCCTCCGTGATGGCGGCAAGCTCCTTCCCCTTCTCCCGTATCGCCCCCGGGATGTCCTTCACGTACAGGTTGTCCGCAGGGACACTTGCGTTATATGCCATTTAATTCCCTCCTATATCTCCGCATGCTCCACGGAGATCTGCCGTATCCTCGTCCTGCCGGACCTGCTCAGGATCGTCATTGCAAGCCCGCTGTGCTGGAGGAGCTGCCTCGTTTCGAGCCGCTTCTCACCGACAGCTGAATCGCAGATCAACAGGTTCTGGTTCACGTACACCTCAAGCCTGCATGCCATGCCATCACCTCAGAACTTGTTCACGAACGGATGGGTGAGCAGCACGGTTTTGCTGTTCATCTCACCGACGTTCGAGATCTGGAGTATCTTGTTGTAGTTATGAGGGATGCAGTAGATCCGTCCGTTGGGGGCGAGCACCCCACCCGCCCACTTTCCGACATCTGATGACACCATACCTGCCGACTTTATGGAGTCGTCCGTCGGGTCGATCCTGTCCACCGATGACATCGTATATGGGATGCAGTAGATGTGTCCGTTCGGCGCAAGAACCCCGCCAGAGAAGGCATGCTGTCCATACGAAAGGTAGCCATTGTAGTTTTTGCTTGTAATAATCGTTTGGGTTAGTGGAGGCATAGTTATTTTTGCAGTGTATTTGTTTGTAGTTATAGTGCTGCCGCTTGAATAGTATGCTAACCTTCCGATCGGAGCGTAGATGTTTCCGTTCGGAGCGAGGATAGCCCCGCACTGTCCGTCATAGAAATAACCCGATATGACCCCGATCGAGCAATCTATCGTTTCGGCCCCGCTATCCAGGTTGATACATGAACAGCAATCCCCCCTGCCGGATATGCCGCCAGAAAATGAAGTGGCGGCATATCCGGTCGGATGGAGCGCAAGACCGCCCCCTTTTATGGCGGAGGACCGTGTGAACGCTATATCTGACGACGGGCCTATCACAAGCATGCTTCCGATTGTGCTCCCGTTCGTCCCCGGGTCTGGACAGCAGTATATGTACCCGTCCGGACCGAGGACCCCGCCTGCCCATTTCCCAGTGCTTTCCGAAAGTCCCTCTATAAGTGAGGTGCTGTCGTCTGACGGATTTATGACGAGGACGCTCGTCGAATTATGAGGAACTCCATATATCTTCCCATTGCGCCCCACGACTCCGCCCTTCCATTTCGCTGTCCCCTCGAAGTCGCCGAAGAAGGAGACTGCATTGGTCCTCGGGTCGATCTTCAGTATCCTTGTATCGTTGTACGGGATCCCGTAGATCATGCCGCTCTCGGCCATGCATCCGCCCCACCACTTCCCTGAACCGGACAGGTCATTCCCTCCATCGAAGTAGGAGAGAACCTCTTCAGTCTCATAGGTGGATATGGTCGAGAAGACGGATATAAAGTTGTCGAACTCGAGCTGCGGATTGTAGACTCCCTCGAAGTGATAATCAGGCGCCCACGGATCCCACGGGATTTCCCCGTCGTCCCACGGCCCCAAATCCCACGGCATCTCGTAGTCTGAATCCACGGACGTCTCCCATACCCCGTTGACGTCGAGCGCGAGGTGCTTCATCAGCTTCCGTCCCGCGCCTGAATGGATTTTGGGGAGACGGAGGATAGCCTCTATTGGAGGCTGGTTTACAGATTCAACAGTAAATGACATTATCTCCCCTCCTATACAGGGTCACCGCTGTAGAAGGCGCCGTCTCCGGAAAGCAGGAGATCGCACTGCGGTTTCTTTGTTGTATCCGGGAAGTTCGCCTCGCCACAGATCTCCCCGCCGAATGGTCCCATGAGGTACGCAGCGGTGCGGACGCCATCGGTGCCGGAGCCTGCCAGCGACACGTAGGTGATCGTCCCTACGCTCACCATCCCCATCACCTCGAGAGGGAAGACGAACTTCGTCCACGCCCTGTGCCTCAGGTTGTAGACGTAGACGTAGTCAGCCCCGAGCCGCGTCTTCATCCAGATCTCGCCACGAGACGGCACTGACCACATCCGTGCGTCGATGTCCATATCGTCAACGACCGTCCGGTTGATCTCATATCCAACGGCCCCGGCACGCATCTCGCCGTACTGGATGACCGTCTGGATGGACGAGAACCCGAAGAAGGTGTCGGGGAAGAAGAGGTCGCCGCCCACCTCGAGGGGACAGTAGGGATTGGCGTTCCATACGTTTCTGCCGATCTCGTACACCGCCCACTCGGGATAGGATCCTGTGAGACGGTATACAGTGCCGTTATCCTTCCAGACAACAAGGTCCTTCGAGAGGTTGGCGATCGAGCTGATGCCACCCCCGCTCTTGTACCCCACGTCGATCCAGATGGAGTCCGACTCGATCCACCCGTCCTCGCTCTCCTGCTTCCAGTTGGACGCATCCCCGACTCCGGAAAACACGAGCCGTGACGGGTATTCCAGGCTGTTCACCAGCGCGCGCCCGTCTCTCTTCGTGACGTAGGTGCAGTCCGGGGAGTCACCCATCGTCTCGAGGATCCCGCCGTATCTGCAGATCTGGAGCTTGCCTCCGGACGCGATGAGCAGCTCCGGATTGGAATCCCCCCACATGGCGCCGATCGGTTCCAGGTTGCCTGTCAGATCCCCTACATAATGGATCCGGTAGAGGGTGGGGTCGTAGATGACCTGGAGGTTGCCCCAGGTTACGCTGCCTGCGAACTGGTCGCACGTGTGGTCGTAGTAGTCTCCTATCAGCTCGCAGTTCCACACACCGAGCCGCATCCACGTGAAATCGGAGCACCTGAGATCTCCAAGCGTATAGGCCTTCAGCAGGGACGGGAAGGAGTAGAGCTTGCTGTCGATGGTGCAGAACATCACCCCGTCTATCGGCTGGAGGAACGTGGCCCGGAAGAGGAGATCCGACGGTGTGTAGCTCACACCGTCGTATCCTGCCGTGGCGTTGAAGAACACCGGATCTCTCGTCTCTATGCCGTTTCCAACCTGGCTGTACTGCCAGTTCGTTGCCTCGAGAAGCTGGTTCTCCTTCAGCAGCAGCGGCGGGTCGGAGAGGTTCAGCCCGCCGGTGAAGTCCCGTATGGTGGTCGTACGACTGTTTTGAGTTATAGATCCCGGTACGTGACTATCTCGTGTCAGCACCGCCGCCACCTCCTCCGGATCCGGACTGAGGAGCTATCCCCATGAACCCGAGAGGTGTCTGGAATGCGGTCCGGACGTTCGACATGACCATGTGCCCCTGGCGCTCCTGGTTCACGTCCTTGCCGATCCGCATGGCCGCCAGCTCCACGGCAACATTCACCACGCTCGCCACGTATGGGGATGGCAGCGGGATCGTGTCCGCCACGTCGTCGATGTTGCTGGGGGCGGAGAAGTACCGCACGTTCCTCGGAGGCGTCAGCGCGTCCTCGAGGAACACCTTGCCGTTCATGATGTTGCAGAGTTCCCCCGGCATCATACTGTGGAAATCGTCGGGGATGTCCACTCCTGCAGCCGTGGGGATCGTCACACTCTTCACCGTGTAGGGGTTCATGGCGGCGATCATCTGGTTCGCCACCGTTGTGATCCCCAGGTTCACGTAGTGGATCAGCTCGTTGTCGGTGAATACCAATGCCTCCACATCATTTGTGCGTGCGCGTATGATATCGAGCGCCTGCTGTACCGTCATCTATCTCACCTGAACGCTTTCCGGTCCGGGACATAGGGGATGCTCCTTGAGGCAAGCGCCCGAACCATGTTGTATATCGCGTTGTCCGCGCCCATCCGGTCGCCCTTCGCGATGTTCACCGCGACCAGAACGATCTGCCCTGCCATAGACTCGGGGCAGTCCATATCGGAGGAGATGGCCGCCATGGGTGCCGGGATGTAGTGGTACTCCAGTTCCAGAGAGTCGGCGGCGGAATAGATCTTCTCCCCCACCACCTTGTAGTACCCGGAAGCCGGGGTCATCTTCGCGTAGTCCGGGAGCACCTCGGTCCCAAGCGCATCCTCAACCATCACGATGGAGTGGAAGTCCGTGGGGAGATCCCCCTCGCCGTCCGTCAGCGTGATGGTGGTCTGCTTCCTTCCCAGGCTCGACGCATATCCGATGAAGGTCTCGAACGACAGGGTCACCGCCAGGTTCAGTGCGGAGAGCAGCGCGTCGTCGGAGTACTTCACCTTCTGCGAGTCGGCAAGGTAGAACCGCATGTGCATGATCGCTTCCTGTGCCTTCACCTAGATCCCCCCTTCGCTGGTGCGCCACTCGTGATGGGCACGGATGATTTCTATTGCCTGTTCTACCGTCATCTATCAGTCACGTCCCTTCACTGCCAGATAGGCCGGTCCGGGATCCTGGCGTAGGTCCTGCGCTCGGCAGCCTGTTTCGCTGCCAGAAGAGCATGAGAATGAGCGCCCTGACGGTCCCCTTTCAGGATTGCACCGGCGATATCCGCGACATCGTTGAAAAACATATCCGGAACGTCCAGCGTGTCCCCAAGACTGGAGATTTTTACGGGGCTTCTGTGATACACCACCGTCACTTCGTCGAGGTCGCTCATCACCGTTTCCCCTTCCAGGTCCCACGAATCGCCCTTAAAAAGTTCATTCCCCGAACTGTCCTCCACACGTACAAGCGTCCGAAAATCGTCGGGCAGATTACCCTCGCCGTCGGTGATGGTGATCGTGTCCCGTTTCTTGGTTACGCTGCTGAAGGCGAGCGCCAGGGCATCGAATAATTCCGAGGCCGCGTAATTTACAGCGTACACAATCATATCGTCGCCGATGTTCAGCTTCTGGGCGTCTCCGCCCATCATCCGGATGAAGGCCGCCAGTTCCCTGGTGTTCATCACACACCACCCTCGCTCGTCCGCCACTCAGGAAATTTCCAGAGCAGCCGTCTTAAGCTCTTCTTGTCACGGTAGCCAGACGCGGCGAAATCCAGGGCGTCCTTGTCGCCCTGGAGCATTACCGCAGTGAATCGCTCCGAATCGATAGCCGCGATCCTGCGCATCCCCCGGTCTTTCGTGAATCCCTTTCCCTGGCGGCGGAGGAGCGATGCTGCCTGCAGCACCTCGTCATCATGGACTTTCCCCCGCAACACCACCAGGTTCCCTTCCTGCTCGACATAATTCATTCCCTGTCCTCCCGGTACGGACCGGGGGGCCACCCCGGTCCGTCATAGGTCATTATTCTCCCGAAACCAGCGTCAGGTCGGTGATGATCGCGTTGCCCTTCTCCGCCCGAGCCTCCAGGGTAACTTCCCCCTCGATGATCTTCGAGATGAAGCTCCCCGTCTTCGGCAGATCGTAGGTCCGGGGCTTCCTCAGGTAGGCCTTCTTCCAGAGATCAGGCTCGATGAGGTACACGTCCGTGTCGGGCATCTGCCGGTGCGGGATCAGGGAGATCACGCCGAAGCTCGACTCGTAGATCTCGATGGCGTTGATGAGCTTCTTCGCACCTGCCTCGATATACCGGTCCCCTCCGGCGGTCCAGGCCGCCGCGAGGCGCTTCTGCCCGCCGCTCATGAACATCAGCGTCGGATTCCCGCCTTCGTCCCAGCATGCCTGCAGCGCGTCGTCGATGGCTGTCTGCTCCAGCACCCTGGGCGTGCCGCCCACGCCGGGAAGGTTGTCCATCACGTTGGTGGTCACGAAGGCAGGGATCCCCCCAAGCTTCCCTGCCGTATCCGTCGCGTTGTTTGCGACCTTCGCCGCGTTGAAGAGGAAGGCGTACTCCTCGTCCATGGCATATTCCTTCAGCGCCTTCGCCATGTTGTGGGCGATCTCGCTCTTGATCCCCGCCTTCATGACGCGCTCCTGGGTGTCGGTCACCTTGTATCCTCTGCGCATGATCTGGGTATAGTTCCCAAGGCGCACCCTGGGGGAAGCATCGTCCACGCTGAAGGTGCTGCCCTCGATCACGGCGTTCTCCTTCGGCGCGGACAGAGAGTCCTCGATCCATTCGTGGTTCGTCGCGTCGGCGGAGGTCGTGCCGATCTTGCTCATGAAGGGCGTCGCCTTCGGTGAAATGTTGGTGATGATGTCGCTCAGGTCCTCGCGGTTTCCTACTGCGCTGTAAGTGTTCACTCCCATAATTGTTCCTCCTTAGACTAACCGGTTCTTCACCAGCCATTCCGCCTGTTCGTCGGAGGTCATCTCACCGAGAGACCTCGCGGTGCCGCTGCCCTGGCGCGGGGATCCCACAAGAGATGTCCCTCTCGCAGACTCGACGGCCGGTATCGTATCCCTGGGCTTTCCGCCCTTCTCATTCCGCCATTCGGAGATCACCTCGTCGATCACCTTCTTGATCTCTGGGATCGACCCCTTCTTGAAGACGCCGATGATCTCGTTGTACTTCCGGTACGGCTTCGACTCCATCCACTGCGGGAAGTAGCGGTTCGCGATGTCGTCGAACTCCGGTACCGTCTCCCTGTATTGCGCGCACATGGTCGAAAAATCGCTCACCTGCCGCGCTATGAGCTGTTCCTGGTCGGCCTTCCTGGATGCCTCAATCTCAAGACGCCTCATGGCCGTCTGCAAAGCCGTGGAATGCTCGATGTTGAACTCGTCGAAGTCCTCCGGCTCGATACCCAGGAACTGGGTGCATGCCAGTTTCTTCGCGGCCTCCACGATCACCTTGAATCCTTCGGCCTGCTGCAGCGTTTCGGGCTGCCGTTCTCCTGGCGCTTCTTCCGCAGGTTCGGCCTGTCCCTTCGCCTTCGCCGCCTCGAGGATCCTCCGTTCGTCGGCCAGCTGCTGGGTCTTCCGCGTGTAATCGCCCTGGAGGCTCTTGTAGTAGGGCAGCAGCTCAGGAGGCAGCCGCTTCGGGTCCAGCTTGTCCAGTCCGATCTCCCGGATCTCCTCCGGAGTGTACTGGGGCTGGCCTTCAGGCTCTTCCGTGCCCGTCTCCTCCGGAACGTCTTCCGGTGTGCCGGGCTTCTCCTGCGCCGCTTCGGAGGGTTCTTTTCCTTCCTCTTCCCGGGAGTCCGTTTCCGGCTGCTCCCCGGCGTCCCCTGTCTCTTCCATGTCGTAAGCCTCTCCGTCGATTACAAGTTTTCCGTCGGGAGTCAGTCCGAACTCCGGACCGGTGTTCCCTCTCGTCTCGTCTGTCATGTGCTGCTCCTCTCTGCGGAACCTTGGCCGTCCAGGCTGGCCCGCTTCGTTTTTTTATGCAGGGTGGACTACTCCTTGCCCTGCTGTTCAGCCAGGGTGTTCCTGGCAATATGCCCCTTCATGGCGGCCACGAAATCAGACCGCACTTTCAGCTCACATCGGAGCGCCCACGCCTCCTCCGGAGAGGAGAGCGACCGCAACCGGATCAATGCCTTGCGCTCCTCCTCCTCCAGGTACTCCCGCAGGCATTCCAGCGTTATCCGGCATCGCTCCGCCTCCCATTTCAAGTCCGCCATTCCCCATCCCTCCCGGATCCATGACAGGCGCTGGAGCAGGCATGACCAGGTACTCGTCGCCGTCCTCCAGGCCGTTCAGCTTCAGCAGCCGCCGCCCCGCCCGCACGAACTGCTCGGGTCCCGCTAGGCCCCGAGCCTCCGCCGCAGGGTACATCTCCCGCAGGTATCCCGTCAGCGCCTGGTTCTTCGCAGCACGGTCCGCGATCCCCGTCGTTCCGTTCACGCTCAGATCGAAATCCCCCCGGATATCGTCCGGGGTGATCTCCAGGTATTCCTTCGAAAGCCGAAAGTGCGTCGGCTGGTCCATGTACCGCTGGTTCAGCTGGATCTCGAAGCGGATCAGGTCGGACACGCCCGTCTCTGCGAAGTTCATGATGATCTCGTCCTGGCGCTGCTGCGACGCGGACATGATCATGGATATCCCGCTTGCGGTCTTGTTGAGCGTGTTTGCGTCCGTCCCCTGGTTGTACCGGGTCATGGGCGTCCACTGCTCCAGGTTCCCCCGGAACAGTTCGTACAGGTTGAATGTCTGTGGGTTGATCCCGCTCGTCGGCATGGGGAGGAACCATCCGGAGGCGTCGCCGGAAGCCCGGATGTACATGCTGTCGCTCACCAGGTCCTCGATGTTCACGAAATCGGTGTTCACGATCCCCCTGGACTCGTTCGAATTCGCCAGGCTGACCACCATCTGCCGGTAGAAGGCGGTGTTCGCGTCCTGAGTGTCTCCCACGATCTCCGCTAGGCCGATGTCGCTCCACACCTTGTTGTCGTCCTCAAAGGGAACCAGGCCGAAGAACGCCGTCCGGCCGTAGGGGTTCTCCACCACCCGCAGCAGCTTCTCACCGCATATGGTCACGATCACGTCCTCAAGCTCCCCGTCGCCGTCGATATCGTATTTCGTGAAGCACTCGTTCAACGTGAACCGGCGCTTCGGAGACCGTTCCCCTTCCATCCTGCCCGCGCTGTCCTCCGCCGCCTCGTCGATCAGGATCTCGAGGTTCGTCGGCTGCCACGACTCCGTCGCGGACTCCGCCATCTCCTCGATCATCTTCTTCTCGTAGATCCCCTTTTTCGCCTCCCGTCTCAGGTGATCCAGGGTCACTACCTTCCGGTGAGACTGCAGCGTGCATTCCTCCAGAACGCGGCCGTCTGGCGTGAACCGGAAGTCGCAGGGGCGCAGCGTCTCGATCACCGGGTGGTTCTTCAGCAGCTTCGTCTCCTTCCACTTCACGTCCCACGATTCGAAGGTCACATAGGGGCCGGGCGTCACGGACAGAATCGTCACTTCAGGCTGATTCTGCAGCATGGCAAGCTGATCCGTGGACAGCACCTCGTCCCGGATCTGCTCCTCCTCGTCCCGGTGCCACCAGCACTTCAGTATGCCCAGGTTCGTGATCAGGGCGTTCCGGAACCATCCCTTGAAGATCCGGTATCCCTTGTTCTTCACCGTGTTCTGCCACTGCAGCCACTTCTCGAACAGCTCGGCGCGTGCCACGTCCTCGGGCCCCATGCCGTTCACCGACAGGATGGTGTCCGATCCGAAGAACGCCTTCATCATGGAGGGGATCAGCCACTCGATAACGCTCCACATATCGAAGCTCCTGAGCTGGTTCTTCGTGGAAAGCTTCGGATAGAGCCTCCGGTAGCGTTCCTTCGACGACTTGTAGATCTCGTACCGCTCGATCAGGAGCGGCTCCACAGTGTCCGTGTAATAGCTGTCCGCCCATTCCAGGTCCTTCTTCACAGCCTGGAGGAGCTTCTCGCTGTCGTACCCTTTCCCCATCACATCACCCCCGCCTTCGGCATTTTTCGGTTTGATCCCTGCTTTCTCGGCGGGATCATGATCTGCGGTGCGTAGGCCAGCGTATCCGCCAGGTCGTCATGGATCACCATGGGAAACGCCAGCAGCTGCTTCTCGAGCTTCGTCACCCATTCCATTCCGCCGTAGGGGAACCAGACGCTCCCGCAGGCGAAGCGCGGCCTCAGTGCGTCGATCCGCAGCTCCTTCTTCCCCGACGCCTGGAGGAGGTCCACCCGGAAAAAGATGTTCCGCTTCGGCATCTCCCGCTCCAGAAACGGCTTCATGGCCCGCTGCCAGCCCACGTTCTCTATCCCCACGGATACGGGCTTCCACTGGGAGACCATCCGGAAGATCGCGTCCATGTGTTCCGTCGGCGCTCCCTGCTGGAACCAGCAGTCCAGAACGAAGATATGGTTGTCGCCGTTCACCGCCACCGCCATGCACACGCTGTCGTCCGCGCTGTTCGCCTCGCTCGACGCCAGGTCGTTCAGCAGATAGACCGCCTTGTCGTCAAGACGGAATCCCACCGGGTCGTAATAGCGGAACATGTCCTTCCTGAACCTCTGGCTTTCAGGAGACAGGTTCCGGCACATCCGCTCCCGGAACCACACGTCCCGGAATCCAAGTGAGCTGAACTTCTCCCGTTCGTCGATCAGGAATTCAGTCGAAAACATCTCCGGCCAGTTCGACGTGTCATTCTCATCCAGGGCGGGGATCCGGTGCGTCTCGAATTCCATGGCCTCCGCGCCTTCGGGGGACATGATCCGCTCCAGAATGCACCGCTCCCCCAGATTGTTCCCGATCAAAAAAATCCGGGCGTCCTTGCCCAGGAACTTCACGTCAGACAGGAACCATTTCCAGTCCCGCTCGGAGATCTTCTCGGACGTGGCGTCGGCCTCGTCCTGGGGGTCGTCGATGAGGATCAGGTCCGGCCGCTTCGCTCCCCACTTCAGGCCGCGAATGGTGGTCCCCTTGCCGAAGGCCATGATCCGCACGGCCTGCCCGTTCCGGTACCGCACCTCGAAGGCCTTGCCGGAATCCTCAAGGATCGTCTCCACTTCGCTGCACAGCTCCGGCCGGGTCAGAAACTCCTTTGTGGAGTCCTTCATACGGTCGGAGGCAAGCCCCTGGGAGGCGCAGATCAGCACGATGAACGACCGCTTCTCCTCGGGGAACGTAAGCGCGTGGATCAAATTCGCACGGAAAACGATCTCGCTCTTCCCAGATTCGCGGAATCCCTCGCAGGCGTAATGGCGCGTCCCGTGCAGGATCCGATCGGACCATTCCGTATGGAACCAGGGCGACGGGCTGTCGTCGCCGCCTGACAGGAACGCCCGTCGGAAGGCCACGAAGGAATTCCGACCGGCCGCGAATTTCGCAGCCAGCTCGATTATTCCGTTAGGGGCAGACATTCCTGTCCGTCCTTCCTGGAGGCGATCACCGCGTCGGCGAGCTGCCGGGCGGCCGCGATAGCTTCAGGGGTCACCACGTCGAGCTCCATCGATCCGGAGATCTCCACGCCGCTTTTCGCAATGCCCAGGATATCGGAGAGTTTCGACAGGGCGGACATCTTGTCGGGCAGCCGGATCTCCAGGCCGTCTTCGGTCTTTCGGATCACCAGGCTGCCGTTTATAGTTTTGTTCGGTGTGCTGCGGATAGCTTCCAGAAGGGCGTCCCCCAGAGGGAGAACCATCTGGGGGTCGTGGGGAAGTGAGTCCAGGAGCTGCTGCGGTGTGGCAAACGCCATGCTCTTCAGTTCGGCGATGATCTGTTCGGGCGAGACCTCGGAACTCTCGCGCCATTCGGCTTCGAGCTCAGAAATGCGGTTTTGCACGTCACTTTTTTTCCGAAGCTCGTAAGCCGTTCTGCCAGCACGGTTCGGCACGTATCCGGCCTCCAATGCGGCGCGGGTTCCGTTGCGCAAACGTACAAAATGGCGGCAAAACGCTTCCTCTTTCGGCTGCAGTGACATGCAATCCCCTCCTGGATGGTTCTGATTGAACCACGGGAGGGGATTGTTGGTAAGTACCGAAAAGGTGTCCGAAATGTGCCCTTTTGAGGCCCTTTCCGCGCCAGCATATAGCGCCCGGACAGCTCCCGTGCGGGTTCAGAACGATATGGAAATGTACTGCTCTTCGTCTTCCGAGGGGCAGTGCCTCTTCAGGAAAATCTCACCGATGAACCGCTGCCCCTTCCTCAGAAGGCGTTTTCTCAGCATGCGCTGCAGCTTGTCGGAGAGCCCGGCGACTCGCCGGATATAGTCGCGCTTCCGCTTCTCCATGTACCGCAGCCGGAAATACCGCGCCATTTCAGGCTCGCTCGATTCCAGGTACTGCAGCAGGCTTTCAACGGGAGAAATACGCATCCGGTACCTGGCGATCTCGGAGGAGAGAAAATCAAGGACCTCCTCATGGTCGGAGATCATCCCGTCGGGGGGAAAGGATTCCTCCAGGATGCACCGCCGGTCCATCAGCGATTTGAGATAGTGCAGGTCCTCGGCATACTCGGCAAATCGCTGCTCCACCAGGTTTGCCTCCTGTCCGTCCCATCCCATGATCCGCCTCGGATCAGAAGTTCCCTGTCGAGCCGAAGCCGCCCGTTCCGCGCTCCGTGTCCGAAAGCTCCTCAACGATCTCCAGGGATGCCCTGTAGACGGGAGCCAGCACCGCCTGGGCGATCCGTTCCCCGTGCAGGATGGACTGGTACTCGTGCGACAGGTTCCTGATCAGCACCTTCACCTCGCCCCTGTAATCGCAGTCGATGGTCCCCGGCGAATTCGGCATGAGGAAGGGGCGCTTCAGTGCGATGCCGCTCCTTGGACGGATCTGCAGTTCGAAACCTTCCGGAACCTCCATCGCCCACCCCGTGGCAATGGCCGTCACACCGCATGGGGAGAGAATGAACCGCTCGCCCGTCTCGCAGCAGGCGAACAGGTCGAACCCGGCCGCGCCGGAGGATTTATACTCGGGTTCCATGGCGTCCTTGTGAAGGCGCTTCAGCTTCAGCGGGATCACTTTCTGGATGTAGAGCTGCATCGTATTTTCCATCATTCATCAGCCTGCCTTTCAAATTTCAGAGCTTCAAGCTCAAGTAAAGAGATCTTTTTCTCCAGGTACACCTTCGCCTTCTGAAGATCCTCCAGGGAATCTCCTTTTAGTCCGCAGCGAGTCACATACTTCACCACATTCCCGAGAAAATAATCAAAACCCTGATCCGCGATATAATCCCAGCATTCGATATTTCCCTTGGTGTAGTGGGGCGGATGATGGATCATGTCAGCCATTGCAGTTTACCTCCTCGGGAGTTATGCCCAGCGCTACAGCCAGGAGCGCTATTAAGCAAGTTATACTGTTGTTGTTCCTGATACCTTCCGGGTCCTTCAGTTTCACCGCCATATCCGGGAATCGAAAGTATTCCGTCGCTTCAGACTCATCTTGCGCTTTCCGTATGGTTTTTTTTATGGAGATGAACAGACATCCTTCTTTGTGCCGGTCAGTACTGTTCTGGCAAAATGGGCAAAAAGGAGCATTGCCCACCTCGTCGGCAACGTCCACAAGCTGATCCAGCATCTCCCGTTCAAGGGGGGAAAGGGTCATTCCGTCACCTCCTCCGGTCTCATTCCTAGTTGCTCTTGATTAGTATCATCGTACGGAGGGATTAAAAGACAGACCCCAAGTTTTTGATCTTTAGTTGTTGGATACCAGGCGAGACAACAATTGCCTTGACAAGTATCTTCTCCGTCCCCATGGTCTTCTTTAAATGGACAGATAAATCCTGCATCTTCTTTAAACCAGAAGCGATATTTCGTCATTCCACTTCACCTCCCGTTCCATGCCTCGGCGGCCGCCGACCGTATCCCTTTGCTGCACTCGTCGAAATACCGTGTCGTCCCAAGCCGGGGAAGATCGCGAAGCGTCCCTGGAAGCTGCGCCGCCAGGACACCTACCAATACCGTCATACGGAAATATCTGTGCTGCCGGAAAATCCATTTCGAGAAAGCCTGCATTACAATCCCCTCCTTTAGTCTGTAAACAGCTGTCCCTGTCCCTGGGCATCAAAAAGATCGTTCATCAGCTTCCGGTACTCGGATTCCGCCGCTTCCAGCTGATCATCTTTAAGCCCCCTCAATGGAGCATGGATCGGTAGTCCTTCAATATCCCCCTTCAGCAGCTGCATCTTCCGCTCCAGCTCCGTTGCCCTCTGCGCCATTTCCGGATTCATTAACCTCCAGCTCCTTCCGTTTAAACGTCATCCCGTCCGAATACACAAAACACCCGCGATCGATGAACACCAGGAGAAACCCCTTTTCCCTGCAAAACTGAATTATTTCTTCCCTGTCTGCATACAACGCTGACTACCTCCGAGACGGTCAGTAGATGGTCAGTGAGACGGTCAGCACCCTAAACAACTGCAAACACTGAAGAAAATACCTTCTGCTGACCAGCTGACCACTAAATCTACTTAAAACGCTAAAAAAAATAACTTTAAAAAAATAAGAGATTTAGGTAAGAAAGACGGTCAGTGGTCAGCAACGCAACGTAAAGCCGCTTGATCACCGGCTTTTACTAGCTGACCACCTCACTGACCATCTCAATTGAGACGGTCAGTGGTCAGCGGAATCCGAAAAGGTTTTCGTCCTGGATCGGGTTCCGGGGCACGAGGTAGCACCTGGCCCCAGCCTTTCCCCTGCGCACAGGGTTCCGGCCCGTGAGCCTCCGCAGCACCTGTGCGGCCACGTCCGTCTGCTGTTTGTTTGGGCGATCCATTCCCTTGCATTTCTGAAGCACCTCCGTCGCGGTCATCCATTCAGTACGTCCACTCTGTACATCCGCTTCATATTTGTCCCACTCGTACAGGCGGCTGATCAGGTCCTCTACAGGATCTGATTTCTGGTAGTTCAAATTCAGCTCCTCGAGCCGGTCCGTCTCCGCCTTGTCAAGCCAATAGCGCTCTCCGTCAAGCTGCCAGGTCCTCACCTCGGCCCACACCTGCTGCATGTCGATGCCGTGCTGGAAGTTGCAGCTCGTCACTGGTATAGTCCACCACCGTGTGTTGCCGGTAAGGTCGTTCTGGAAGAAGCCGGGGTTCACGGACGCGCAGTATACCGTCCTCCGCCTGTACGTGGACGGTTTCGGGGCGTATGGCAGCCTCAAAGTATCGTCGCCCTGGGTCACAAACTGCTTCAGGCGGCTTATATCCTGTGCCTTGAACGTGGCGTCCAGCTCCCCGAGCTCCACGATCCAGTGACTGATCGCCTTGATCACGCTGTCCTTGTCCTGGGTGTCCAGGGTCAGGCCGCCAAGGAACCAGTCCGACTCCTCCGGCACGAGGTTCCGCAGCCAGAGGCTTTTTCCGATAGCCTGTGCTCCCTGGAGCACCAACACTCCGCGAAACTGCAAAACCTCTTCATCCCCTGCGAAAGCTGCCACAACGCAAGATATAAGCCATCGCTTCAGCAGCAGCCGGGCAAAGGAAAGGTCGTAGTCCGGAGAGACCACAAGTGAGCCGAACAGGTCGTCGAACCGGGACACGCCGTCCCACGGTTTTGAACTGATCCATTCCCGCACCGGGTTGCGCCTGGATGCGTCCTGGATCTCGAGGAGGTATAGGTCGAGCAGCTGCCTCCCCAGTGGGAACTTATTCTGGTAGCATTTTGAGAGAAGATAGGAAAGAAAACTATTGTCCCGGTTGTCTGAAGCGAATGTTACATTGGGAATCTCGTACCGGGGCGATCTTTTGACCTGGTCGTAGTAGACTGTGTATCCCAGGTGCCGCAGCAAGACACGAACGTTCCCCGTGGTCTTCAGGGGCCTGCCGTTCTTGTCAATGTCGGCCCATGAAATCGCATTGGCACGTCGGTCTAGGGCCTTATTCCACTCTTCCAGCTGGTGACCGATCTCTTCAGCAGCCGCCTCGATACCGTGAAGAGCGGCGTAATCGTTCCAGTCGCTGCCCTTTTCATCGCCGGAAAATGGAGGAAACACGTATGGGATATCCAGTTCTTCAGACAGGACCGAGGCACACTTTACCCCCGGGTTCCCATGGGTCTGCAGGTCGTTGTCGGCCGCGATCACCATGCGACCGGCGAAACGGCTCAAGAGATCTCCGCACACCGGCCGGAGGTTCCCGCAGTCGAAGCACACCACCACATGGCAGCCTGTTGCCTCATGCACCGTAAGGCCCGTCGCAAGTCCTTCGACGAAATACACCATGCGCTGCTCGCCGGGGATCTCGAAGAAACACTTCCGTTTCCGCCCTGGAAGAAACCGCTTCTCTCCGTCGGGGGCAATCGCCTGCCGGTTCCATATGTTCCCGGCCGCATCCTTAAGGGGGATAATGATATCAGCCCCGATCTGCCCGATCCCTTCCGGAAGGGATTCGATGCTGATCCCCTTCCGCTTCAGATACGGGTGATCCGGCTTCACCGGCGTCATCGCCTCCAGGAGTTTCGCGGCGTTCTTCGCCGACGACTCCTCCTTCCGCCGCTCTTCAGCCTTGCGCTCATCCTGTCTCTTCGCCCGCTCCGCGAAGTACTCCTTGCTCACGTCCTTCGCTTCCTTGCCTGCGGACCACGTCTGGTACTCAACACCATGCTTCGCGGAATACGACTTCACCCACCCCGCCGGATGCTCATCCCCGTACAGGCAATATTCGCCGTTTTTCTCGCCGGGCTTGTCCCCAGCGATACGATAGCGGCGCTTCACTCCGTCGGCAGTGATGTAATCGTCCGACGCCGGGGCGATCCCCAGCCCGTCCAGAAATGCGATGAAGTCACGCTCGACGGAAATCATGACCGCTGCTCTGTGCGCTCTCCCGGAATCTGCAGTTCGCTCTCCCCGTCGCCGGGGGCGTCGGTATCCTCGATCCGGATGCTCTTCAGCCCGATCTGGATCACTCCGGGTTCAGGATGCTGCTTCCTTCGCCGTGTCCGCTTGGGCTTTGGCTGCTCCTCGGGTTCATCCAGGAGAGAAAACATTTTCAGCAGATCGTACTGCCGCACAAGGAAAGGCTCAGGAATACAAGCCCCTGTGTGGTTCTCGATCACAGCCAGGATCTTCCCCCATCCCTGCCCGTTCTCTCGGCACTTGCGTATGGAAGGGAAAAGCCTCCTGATGATCTTCTTGAAAAGAATGTCCGCCTCGGGTTTCCCCGGTCTCGGTGTCGCCAGAATCTCAAGCCGCTCCCGAGCTGTTTCAAGTCCTGGAATGATTGTTGAGATCTCCATGATGCCCTCCAGTCGTTTGTGATAGAATAGGGCAAGGTGCTTCCGATACCCTGCCCTCTTTTCCGAAGGCCCCTCTCCTCGAGGGGCTTACTTTTTTTCTTCCCCGCACAGCCATTCCCGCACCGCCAGAGATCTGCACGCCCGGTAAGACCCTGCAGCCAGGTATTTGCAAGTCGTGCCCAGGGGCTCGAAAAACTGGCACCGCTCCATCTTTTCCTCCATCGTCTTCGCCGTGCAGATAGTCCTCCCGTGGATCTCCCGCGCCGCGCACTTTCCGCTAACCGCTATCATTCCTCACCCTCCCATCGCCTTGATGACTGTTTCCTTCATCTGCCATACCGTGAATGATTCCATCCAGCCGCCTTCAGAAGAACGGAACAAATACAGTGGCCCGCTCTGGCATTTCATCACTTTCTCCAGCCGAAACCTGTTCCCGGACACCTCGTACTCCATGCCGGGGAAGAAAATAAGTGGCCGCCCGGTTGACTCTGTATACCGGTGAAGCTTTCCCTGGGAAGCGACCTTCCATACCCCGTTTTTTCGTAACAGTTGCCGTACGCTGTTGGGATCAAAATTCAAGATAGTCGCAATCTCTGTGGCCGTTTTCCCCTCGTAAAACATATCGATCACCTGTTGGGTAAGAGGGGTGATATACCTCTTGCCCCCAACCTGAGTCACCTCCACAGCCTCCACCACGGGCAAAACATCCGCCCCCGCCACCACGGCCGCCGGAACGGCCCCTCGATGGATTTTCCAAGGAGATATAAGTACACGTTCCTCAATCGCCCTTCAAAGAAACCCTCATCCGCCGGAACCACCGGATCTCACCTCCGCAGTCGATAACTCCTGAAAACAGCTCTAGCCTCAAACACGGGCACTCCTCCGCAATGTCCCCCGGAAAGCGTCGCTCCCCGTTCAGCGAACACCTCCAGTTCTTCGTGTCGTATCTTGCGCAGTCCCGACACAGGAACATCCGCACCGCCTCCCCGCCAGGTAGCCTATTCCGAACACCACTTCCACCAGGAAAAAGGAAAAAATGAAAAGCTGTGCGTCGTTCATAAAACCCCCTCCTTCCTACGGATAGCGCTGCCTCAAAATAAAAACACAATAACATTTCACCTTATTTGACCTTGTGCTATAATTCCCCTCGGAAAGGGGGTGAAGAACATGGCAAATAAAAAACAGACAAGTCCCGATGTCGCATCAAAAGCCGCAAAACTGCTCAACAGCTCAAAGACAGGCAAAACGGTAAAAACAGTTGCCGCAAGCGCGCTTTCCCAGACAAAAACATCAAAGAAAAAGGGAAAGTAACCACTGGTTCGCCGCAAGAACGTTGTTCAGGCCTGAAGCGATCGTGCACACAAGCTGCTCGTTCCCGTTCGACTCAAAATCACCGGCCGCCTCGAAAATGCAGTGCAGGATCTCATGAAGCAAAACCTCGCGACGGCGATCCTCCTTCAGGCCTCTGTCTATCCTGATGACCTGCTCGACGAAATCCGTCTCCCCCATCACAAAAGAGTCCCGATTGACACGATCCACAAAAAGCACATGGAAAGACTTGCCGCCGATGCTGATTCGAGACATTGGTTCATCCGGTTTCCCGCATGGTTCGCCATCACCGGAAAATTTCCCTTTCTGTATCGCCTCTTCCGTTTTTTTAAGAGCCTTCATCAGGTCGTCATGATGCACGCTCACTTCTTCTTCACCTCCTTCTCGTCCAGGATCCTCAGCCTGCAGATATGGTTCCGGGGCGAAAGCGCCTTCCGCTCCACCGTCCCCGCCTTCACTGCGGCCATCAGACCGTCACGGCTCTTCAGGCCGTACCGGGTCCGAAACTCCTCCTCCTCCATCCATTCAGAGGAAGAAACAGCAGCGGGAAGCAGCGACGGAAGCTTCCGCAGCTCCTCCATCACAGCCTCCCGCACCGCATCCCGAACCAGGGTGGAAACTATAGCCTCAAAAGATTGCGCCATTCCCGAAGGCCCCCTTAAAAAATGAAGCTAAAAAGAATTGAGCAGTATCTCAATCATGTCCGGAAGAATCGCGATCTCTTCTGTACTGCAGTATCCTGGTTCAGCCCCCCCAACCCGTTTCACGAAAGAAAGAAGGGTGTCCTTCAGCTCAACTCTCTGCTGTGTAGTTAATGCGCACTCGTCCATTTCAGCCCCTCCTTTAATCGAATCGAACGTCATATCGCAGCCTTCTGAATCTTGAAAGATCAGCAAATAGAGGTACCCTGGTTCTAAGTCCAGAGCATTCTCCAGAGCTGCCAGTTTTTTAGCGTTCGTCGGAGGGTACATTCCACGCTCCCAGGCATAAACAGCGGACCGGGAGACATTGATTTTCAGGGCGAGCTCTGCCTGGGTTAAGCCTTTTATTCTGCGTTTTTGCTTAATTTCAGATCCGTAGCCCATATCATCACCCCTACGCACGCCTTAAAAAGCTTTCAACTTCCACGTTGTAGGCTTTCGCGATTTTTTCCAGTTCCTTCAGCCGGGGGCTTCTCCGTCCGCTTTCGTAGTTTGCGATAGTGGATTTTGAAAGCCCGCTCTTGATTGCCGCTTGATCTTGAGTAAGTGCTGCTCTCTCTCGTGCCAGCCTTATTCCGAGCGCCACATCCATCACAAACTCACCTCCTTCAATATTACAAACGTAAGGCTTTAAGCAAGAATACCATGGGATGTCACGAACGTCAATCTGTTAATATCACGTTCTTACCATTGAATTTTGTATCACAATCGTGGACAATCTATTTGAATTGAGGTGAAGAATATGTCAGTGGGGGACAGAATTCGAGAGGAAAGGGAATTCAGGGGTTGGACACAACAAGAACTTGCAGATAAAACGGGGTTTTCAAAAAGCTCAATTGCAAACTGGGAAACGGGACGCCGGTCACCGCAACAGAAGTTCATCGAAAAAATCGCAAAGGCCATGAACATCAGCCCGAAGGATTTGACCGATGAAGATTTCGAACGTGAGATTAAGGCCCCTACCCTTTATGAAATGCTGGCCGACGGGATCCTTCAGCCCGTGAAGGATCAACACCGCCTCGCCTTCGACGAATTCCTGAAGACCAGTCCCGATATCGAGGTCTGGTTCCGCCAGATACAAAGGGAAAAAATCACCGAAGAAGAAATGGAGAAGCTGAAAACCCTCATAATCGAATGGATCAGGAAAGGAAATCAATAAATAAGGAGGAATCAATGTGAAGTTAAAACTTATTGTGTTGATGTCACTGTTGGTAGCCTTTTTTTATCCTTCCATTGGATTTGCAACGGTTTATTACACTGGTCCGCAAACCTTTTATGTAAGGCCGGATCCTTATTATCAAACAGGCCAAGCGATAGGCAATCTCCTTTCTGCAATGATTGAGTCCTCACGCCAAAAAGCCCAGGCAGAACAAGAAGCGAAACGCCAGCAAGAATTGCAAAATCTCATAACTAATATACGGTATCAAATGCAGCAAGCAGCAAAGAGAGAGGCTGATTTCGTTGCAAGATGTGTGGGAGAGTATGGAATTACTCCTTCCATAAAAGCAATCATGTTAGCGATCATTGATCAAGGCTCGTACGCTGAAGCATCCTCGAACAATGGAACAGAATATCTATATTGGGAAAATGTAATTCCAGGAGCCCCTAAAATTGAATATCGATACGCTTTAGACAGGGAATATCAACAATGTCGTGTTTCCGTTTCAATTCCGGATTTAGGTCTTGAGGAGCGTCAATCCTCGATTTTTACGGAACCTCAGCCCCAGAACAACGCTAAGACTGTATCCGAATTTTTGGGCCTTTCCACTTCTCCTCAGATAGTCGGGAAAAACGGGCATTACGGTCTTACTGTCACGAATGTCGTGAATGGGGGTATTGCCGAATCTGCAGGCATACTGCCAGGAGATATGATAACCCAGATAGATTCATACCCGCTTAAGGACCGCAGTATTGAACAGGTTATTTCGTATATCACAAACAGGGCGTCGCAAAAATCAAGAGTCAGTATAAAAGTAGTTCGTGCCGGAAAAGTCAGCTACGCAAATATCCAGTTTTGATTATAATAACGCCTGGCCAGCGCCCAAAACGCCTGCGGTAAAATAACCAGGAAAAAAGAAAGGGAGGGGTTGTGTCGTGGAGGAAAAAAAGCAGGAAGTCAGTTTGCTTGTCGGGGTTGAAGATGTGGGAATGTTTTCCGATAACGTTCTTTTTGAAGCCAAAGAGGACGTAGTCTGCATTAATTTTGTCCAATCCATCCCGAATCCGGGCGGAAACAGCGACAAATCAATGCCTCAGGCAAAACTGGTCTCAAGAATTTTCCTTACTATCCCTCATTTTATGAGGTTTGCCGGTGTGTGCGAAAAAATGGCAGCCCAAATTAAAGAATCGGGAAGGGAACCTTCGAAATGATCGAGTGGTCTACGAAAGGCCCGGATGGAGTTGAGGTTGTGCTGAAAAAAACAACTCTTCATGACCACATCCTTGGAGCCCACTGCACAAAAGATCAAGAAGGAAGGCATATCGCCTGTCGATTTGCGAAGGGTATCGTTGAAAATCCGAGGTATATTACTGAAGACCAGTCATCTTCCGAAGGACAAATGCGCTTAAAATATTTTGATACAAAATACATTGAAGAAACAGGCAGAATCCGGTATATTGTAGTCGTAGCCGAGGCAAACCGTGATCCAAGAGAAGTGGTAACAGTTGAGATGCAGAGGTGTATGACTGATATTCTACCGAAGGAGGCGGTGCTTTATGATAGAGATTCGTCCGGCAGAAGTTAATTACGATCGGGATCATGATGTCCTTCGCCTCCGGTTTCCCATATCGGAAAACACGATATCATTTTCAGATGAAACCTCTCCGGGGTTTTATATTAATCGCTCTGAGACAAACGATGCTATTACCAGCGTAATGGTATTCGACTACTCGAGACGAACTCTGAGAGAGCTTCGCCTTCTCCTCCCGCTGGTTGAGTGGAAGAATATAAAGAAGGATTTTCAAAAAAGCAGGCCCCGCTGATTTCTCGGGGCCTTTTTCTTTCGCTATATCCCAATAAAAAGAATGACCATTTTGGTGACGTCACCGAAATGGTCATTCTTTTATCTTCTCCGACAGGTACTTCCCCCACCACTGCATCATCTCCCGCCTCTGGGGAAGATACTCCGCGTGATTGTAGGCTTTCCGCACCGCGTTCCGCTCCACGTGGGCAAGCTGCCGCTCGATCACGTCCACCGGCCATCCGTGCTCGTTCAGCGTCGTACTGGCCATCGCGCGAAACCCATGGGCGCACATATCATCGTTCGTGTACCCCATGCTCCTCAATGCGATCCTCACGCCGTTCTCAGACATCGGCCTGCCGTCGTTCCTGGGCGAAGGGAAGAGCCATTTCTGGCGGCCTGTGTGGGGCTTCAACTCCTCCAGCAGCCGGAGAGCCTCTTCGCATAAGGGCACGATGTGAGGCCGGCGCATCTTCATCTTCTCAGCCGGGATTCTCCACTCGCATTTCACCAGGTCAATTTCCCCCCACTCGGCATGACGGATCTCCCCGGGGCGGCAGAACGTCAGCGCGGAAAAAAAGAGCGCACACCGCATCACCGGGTATGGATACGCCGCGATTCTGCGCATCAGCTCCCCGATCTCCCGGTCATCCGTGATGGCGGCCCGGTGTTTCCCGGGCGAAGGAGTCAGCGCCCCAGCCAGTGCGGCCGTCGGGTCACCGTCAGCGATCCCCGACGCGACCGCATAGCGGAAGATCTGTCCGATAAGCTGCTTCACCCGGCTCGCCGTCTCGTATGTCCCCCGCGTCCCGATCCTCCTGCACAGGTCCAGGATTCTCTTCGAGGAAACCTCCCCCACCGTCATCCCCTCGAACTCGGGAAGGATCCAGCGGTCCAGCCTCAGCCGGATCACCCGCACATACGAAGGGGACAGTCGCGGCAAAACACGCACCCTCATCCAGTCTTCCGCGATATCCGAGAAAAGAATGCCTTCCCTGTTCCGTATATGAGTTATTGTCAAATCTGGTGTATGGGTCATCAGGCGGCGTTCCTGTCTGATTGGCCCGATACACGTATTCCGTCCTTGAAAATCACTCCCGTGATGACTTCTCCAAGAAGTTCATAGCCTTTGAG